GAAGAACTGGCGTGTTGGTAGAATCTCTGATAATGATGACAAATATCCTAGCACATATAATAGTCCCGGTGCTGGTATTGTCGCTATCATGGGTAATATTGCGTACCCAGTAGATTCCGATAAAATTATTGGCAAAGAAGAACAAGAGCAAAAGAGTGATGCTATCCAGCGATGGAACAGAGCATTTAAGAAAGCAGATGTAGATAACTGGACTAACTTAGTCAAAGAAATTCTAAACTCTGGCATGTATCTTGAAATTACCTGCGATATTGGTGAACTAGAAATGGATGTTAGTAGAGAAGGTCTACAGTACACTAAGTCTGTTATTAAGACTCTTAGAGAAAAGACCCAAGATATTTATCTACAACTCAAGAGTAATATGTCAACCAAAGTTGAAGAGTGTACTAATCTTATAGATGCTTACCAAACATACTATAAGCTGGCTGATATTGCTGGTGGATATACTGCTGGTGCAGAGTGGGTCGATCCAGAAGGTAAGAAACATGATTTGTCTGCTGGTGAAGATTTAGATTATAAATTAGGTAAGCATAAACAGTTGTATGTTATTAATTATCGTACTGCTAGTCATCGTTCCAAGAGAATGCTGTATCTAACAGATAAAATCCATCACGAAAGTCTACAGGGTAGATCATCTAATTATTGGGATAATAAGCGTAAGAGTAATCCTCTAGCCTTCTTTGTCTGTGACACTAGAAGTCCTGAGACTGCCAAAAAGATTGCTATTAGGTATTGTAATCAGAATGATTGTATGGCATATCTTATGGTAGACACTCAAAATCCAGCAGAAGATTCTGGTGAGGGTTTCGCTAAACTTATCAAAGATATTGGTGGTGAAGAAAACGTCAAGAATATCTCTGAGTATCGTAGTCTGCTACAATCTAGTACCAAGGGAAGAACTGGTACTGGTGCTGGTATGATCAGTAAGGACGAAATCTTTCTACTAAAAAGTTCTAAAGATTACCAGCCAGATGAGTGTTCTAGTCTTGGTGGCAATAATCTTAATGACTCTAACATGCTTAGTGAATTAAGTGATAGTTTGATAGAAGGATTAGAAGATGCTGAACAAGTAATCTATGTTCCTATTACTAGATATAAGTCTATTAGCCCTTATCCTGATTTGCATAAGATTTATAATCTAGCAGGTAAAGATAACGTCTTAGGTGCTTTACTATTCAAGCGATATAATATCTATGCTATCAAGCAAAGTTCAGTATCTAAACTAGAAAAGCAAGGCATCAATCTAGTTTCCTTTAACAAATGGTTTAAGGGCAAGGCTGCAAAAATCTCTAAGAAATTAAGAGAAGAAGTAGGTAAGTATGATGCGGTCATAAATTACTGTGACAAAGAGTATTCTACTTCAGATTTTAAGAAGCAAAGAAGTTGGAGTAGTCAGCCTGAGCGTTCAGATAGAGTTGTAATGGCTAATCTTTTAAATATCTATGGTCTGGACTACAAGGATTATATTGAAAACAAGACAGTCGCCAAGGCTATGGATGAGTGGCTACTCATGTACTACTTTGCTAAAGTTGCAAATAGTGAATACTTTAATCTTAGAGTATTTAGTAGACAACAACTTGAACAGCATGTAAATAATATAGCTAGTGAATACAACATCGTAGAAGATGCAAAGGATATTCACACTAAGATTCTTAGACTAGATAATATGCTTTTTGAATTTAAAAAACTATACGGTTATGAAGAATTGCCATCTGGTAAGAAATCACATAGTCAGGCAATCATCAAGACCCTGCCTAAAATGGATAGTCTTAGAAAAATTCTTAAAGGTGCTATTGACAGTTCACCGATATTAAAGTATATTGTTAGTGGTAACGATGAGTTGGATATCGAGAAGATCAAAACTGATGCTCCTACAGATATTCACAACAATGGTTACTATGGTCGAGACAAATGGTTTGACAATGTTGAACTCAGCGAACTGAGAACAGCAGTAGGAAATTTGGTTTAGGTTTTATTCACAGGAGTTTAAAATTATGAGTGTTCCTTTTATGTGGGTTGACGGTAACTTAACGGTGATCTTAAAGAATAAGGCTCACCAAGTAATTCCAGATCATACTAATTACAAGTTAATTCTGGAAGCACTTCCAACAGCAACAGAAGATGAGTTGCTAGAACTGGTAGATATTGAAAAAGCAATTACTACCTTTAGTGACGGACAAGTATCAATCGTAAATGGCAAGGTGATGTTTGAGGGTGAAGAAGTTCACGGCAGCATCAGTAAAAGGATTATAGAGTTTATGAGTAAGGGATTACCCTTTGAGCCTCTTGTAAAGTTCTTGGAAAATCTTATGGAGAATCCAAGTATGCAGAGCCAGCAAGAACTGTATGACTTCTTGGAGCATGAGAATCTTCCTATTACTGAAGACGGATGTTTCCTTGCATACAAGGCAGTTAACAGTGATTTTAAAGACAAGTGGAAAGGAACATTCGACAATAATATTGGTCAGGTCTGCGAAATGCGTAGAGCAAAGGTAGACGACAATAGAGGTAGAGGATGTTCTGCTGGGCTTCATGCTGGAGCATTAAACTATGTTGCAAATTATGGTAGTGTGGATGCTGGTGATAATATTGTGATTGTTAAAATCAATCCTGAAGATGTTGTTAGTGTTCCTAGTGATTGCAACTGCGAAAAACTTCGTACTTGTAAATATGAAGTAGTCGGCCTTTATCAAGGTGAACTACCAAAGCCTCTTTATAAGGCTGAATTTGAAGCTGATTCCTATGTGGATGAAGATGAATACTCCACAGTTTATGATGAATATGACGAAGACTACTGGGATCAGTTTGAAGATGAAGAAGATGAAGAATTTTAATAGTCTGTGATTTCCTGTGATAGTAGGTGAGCAATTAGGGCTAAGGTGGTTCGATCCCACCACACCTCTTTAAGTAGGGTTGATTATATTGTTTTTCGGGGTATTATAAAGATAGTCAGATTCATTCCATATCGAATAAAGGATGTATTATGTACGACAAAGACCCAGAGCATTATGAGTATGATGATGATGAGTTCACTAACTACCCTAACGAGTACAATGAATATGGTTATCCCAAACAATTCAAATTTGACTGGGATGCTTGGGAGTCTTGGTTGTTGCAAGCTATGGAAGAAATTGTACAAGAAAACAATGTTTGGTATTTTGGAGGAGGCAATAAAGACAAGCCAAAAGCAAAATCAAATAATTCGTTGGGAGATAAATATTTTGCGTATCTTGGTAGTAATAGCTTTCAAGAACCAATATGGAAAAATAAGTACTTTGTAGTAGATAAAATAGACAAAGAATATAACGCCCATATAATAGCACACGCTAAACATTTTTTGTCACAACCTCAATATTACAAATCTCTATTTGATATTATGAATTAGGAAAAAAATGGAAAACGAAGACGACGAATGGCTAAATATAGTTAATCTAGATAAATTAATAAATTTTAGTAGAAAAGTTGTATATGCCAATTTAGGAGAAGAGTATTCTGATATTGCTGATTTGGATTTTTTAGAATTAGTAGAGAATATGCCAGAAGAACAACAGCAAGAAATGGATAGTATCCTGTCTATGCCTGAAGCTAAAGCTATTTTTAAACCTTTTGTCAAGCAAAAGAGGCATAAGAAAACACTAAGTATCAAAACATCAATTTTAGAATCTGATTATGATACTATTTTGAGACAATTAAGTGAAAGAATGATATCTAATATAGTTCGGAACTTAGTTAAAAGAGGATTGGTAGAATCTGCTTTCGATGAAGAAAAGAATGATTTTGTGTTTTGGGTCAAAAAAGAATATTGATATAGAATTGGAGCAATTATGTCTAATTGTGTTCGTCCGTCAACATTTGACGGCATTGTGGGTCAGCAAGATGTCGTACAACGTCTGAGGATCATTGTAGCTGGCTGTAAAAAAACTAGGCAAGCTATGTCTCATACTTTAATAGACGGGCCTCCCGGCCTTGGTAAGACGACCATAGCTAGTGCCATAGCTAAAGAGATGGACGTTAATCTCTATACCGTCAATGCTGCAAATATTAGAAGTATTAAGCATATTATTCCATACTTGATGGGTCTTGGTGGGCGATCTGTGTTATTTATTGATGAAATTCACAGACTTCCTAAATTAGTGGAAGAATTTTTATATCCTGTAATGGAAGATTATCGTATGGATATTCTTAATGACGGAAACCCTGAAACTATTGATCTTCCTGTGTTTACATTAGTAGGTGCTACAACAAGTGGGGGTAGTTTAAGCCAACCATTCTATGACAGATTTGTTATTAAAGAACATCTAAAGTTTTACTCCGCTGAAGAGTTAGCTAAACTAGCAGGAT